TGAACAATTGAACATCTTTAAAGTTAGTTGCAAACTCAACAATTTTATCCATCTGCTTGCGAGTTAGTGTAATGGTAGTATTCATACGAGTGTACTCCAATCAGTATCTTCTGGCATCAATATAATCTGTCCGGCAAACTTCTGTTGTGAACACAAATTCTTATAGACGCCTGCATTGTTCATACGCAAACCATAACCTTCTTTGTGACAACGATAACAGGAGCCGCTTTCGCCATAAAACTCGTAATAGTCTCCGGCATCTTCTACACTAGTAACACCGCTATTAATACGCCAACTATCACCGCTTAGATAACCACCACTCCAACCTGCTAGAACTTTATAGAAAGGGAACGTGCCTTTACCTTCTTTAACTTTTAACACTACCCAGTTGTCTGGTGTATATTCACTCATATTATTTAATCCCACAGATTTTCATAGTACTTACCGTTGATCTGCTCTGGTTCGCGTTTCTGTTCACCCCATATCCCAGGAGCCTGAATTGCCGCTTCTTCCATGTCCCAATCTCCTGGGTAATGTTTCAAACAACTGTATGCCTGTTGCCTAACATTACGAGGAACCCTGGGTGTTTTCTTAGGGTCCATCAAGTCTACAAGGAACTGTCTGGTTCTACTTACTGCTGAAAATCTTTCATTTGGCATTGTCACGAGCAACGCTCCTCTTATTGTAGATCTGGGTCATCCCAGCCTTCTGAATACTTATCGTCGTTTAGCACTAAGTCTTTGTCTAGTAACTCTCCGCACGATGGACAATATTTAATATCTTCATCAAATTGATCTTGCCCTAACATGAGTGTGAACTCAGAATGACAACTATCACAAAAATACTCTGTTGTAATGCTCATATCCCCCTCCTAGTATTTAAATGTCTCATTAGACGTTTTCTTAAATATGACACCCACTCGCAAATTAGGTGTCTCCTTAAACTTATATAGTATCTCCATCATCTGTTGATCGTTAAGATACTTTGCGCTGTTAATCTTAACTATGAACTGTCGCGATGGATTGGCCACAGCAAAGAATGGACACTCATAGTTATTTGAATGAGATATATGAACAAGAGAATTGATTGACGCTGTGGATACACATCCTGAAAACCCGAGTGGTTGGTTGAGCATAATGTGTCCTCCCGCCCTAGTAAGATCATGAAGTTGGGCCCATGCTGCTGCTGTGTCGAATCTAGTCTGCATCCATCCCCACGAGCATACTGTTGATGCTGTGGTTCCCTCAGGGATATCTTCCTCAGAAGGATAGTTGGTGTAACTGCCCACCCTCAGCCTAGAGAACATCTCAGAGGTGGATGAGGCAATAATATACCCAGGGACTTTCGTCTTCAAATACCTATTGATGTCGGTCTTGAATTGGCAATTCCCGATTTCTATCAGGTCATCGTCAAGTAATCCTTTATCATGAGCAAAGGCTAGTTGGTCTGCAATGAAATCAGTGTACAATTGTTCGGCTCTCCACCCATTCCTCAATGTACTCGAGGACGTCATATTCGTAGTATCCATACGGCTCTTCACATAGAGTGTCCTGAGCCTCGCCTGGTAAGTTAAACTTATATATTGCATGGTGTTGGAACGTATCTGCTATTTCTTGTATCGATACTGGCCTACCTCTTCCAAGGTGGACCTCCTCCATAAAGTCTGGCTCTGCTAGCATTCGCATCATATTTTGTACGACATCATAAACGTGTGTGAAGTCTCTCGTCTTTAATCCAGTACCAAATATCTCCAATGGCTGCTTGATCTCTATCTTTTGCTTGAATCGTCTGATAACCGTAGAGTATGGACCGTAGTCTGCCTCACGTGGGCCATACACGTTGTAGAAGAACATCTTAGTAACCCAGAGACCATATTGGTCCATGTATAAGTCTAGTGTCATATCAGCCATCAACTTGGACAACGTGTATGCATTAGATGCTGTGTCCTCTAGGTAGTTGATTGATGAGCTTTGTGCAAAGTATACTCGAGCGCCTATCGCTAGTCCTAGCTCACATACTGCGACGGTTGACGTAACATTATTCTCAATAGCCTCGCCAGGGAACTCTATTGCTCTGCGTACTCTAGGTGTGTTGCCTAAGTGAATGATGTGGTGTATCTCTTGGTCGGCAAAGTCTTTCCAGCAATTTTGGATAGACTTCTCGATATACTCTACACCTTCAACTCTATGATTGCCTGGTGTACGTAAGTCATCAACTACGATGATGTTCCCTACATCTGAATACTGACGCAAAGCCTCTACAAAATGTCCACCGATAAATCCACATCCACCGGTAACTAGGAAATTATCTTTAGGATGCATGTTTGATCTCTGAGGTTGTGTGTTCGCACTCGTCACAGCATTGGGTACAATAATTAGCGGGGAACTCGAGGACTCCATCGGCGCACTTGACATTATAAGTTACCTTCTCTAAGGTCTCAAATTCCTTGAGACATCTATCACATTTAATCATATTAATACTCGCTTGTTACAGAGACATTCCAGTAAATGTATTCTCGTCCACGTCTTTCTTGACACCGCCTACAATATATGAGCTGATCTCTGTCTCTTGTGGAGCTACCTGTACTTCGGATCCTGATATCCACTTCTGTGTCCATGGCAGAGGATTGGTAGCACCAATGACATATGGACCCGTGTGGCCAACTGCCTTCATCCTCTTACATCCGATCCATTCAACATAGTTGCATAGTAGCTCAACGTTGAGACCAATCATGGATCCATCTTTGAATAGATACTTGGCCCAATTCTTCTCTTGCTCTATTACATCTACAAATATTCTATCTACTATATCAACAGTCTCTTCTTTAATCCTAGCAAAGTCCTTATCGTCTCTTACTAGGTGTTTTAGGATCTGTTGTGTTCCTGCTAAATGAACATTTTCATCTCTAGCAATCAACTTAATAATCTTAGCGTTACCTTCCATCTTCTTCAGCTCAGCAAATGCCCAACTACATGCAAATGACACATAGAAACGAATCCCTTCGAGAGCATTGACACTATTGAGACAAAGCCATATCAGCTTCTTATGATAGTACTGGTCGTATAGTGGATCGCCGGATTGGCACACTTGCTGCGTGTAGTCCATCAAGTTATCATAGTGCTCAGTAATGCTATTAGCACACTCCGTGATCTCTTTGATGTCCATTATCTTATCGAACACAACACTAGGATCTGAATATATGTTCCTGATGATGTGAGTGTACGACTTGCTGTGAATAGTCTCGAAGAAAGACCAGGTCTGGATCCACGTCTCCAACTCAGGGAGCGACACTAGCGGTAGAAATGCTAGATTAGGAGCTCTTCCCTGAACTGAATCCAACACGATTTGTCTTTTTAGGTTTGAGGTGAAGATGTGCTGCTCTGAGTCAGTTAAGTCTGCAAAGTCTTTAGAGTCCCTGAGCACATCTATCTCTTCTGGTCTCCAGAAGAATCCTACCTGCTTCTCTGATAGCTTATCCAACCAAGGATAGCGCAGATCATCATATCTAGCAATCGACACATTGCCGTCGAAGAACATAGCCCTCTCAGTGTGGTGTTTCTTATTTGCTACTAAAGTACGCACGACTCACATTCCTCATCATCTAACGGCTTATCCTGACCTATGTAAGGATGAGCTGGTTCTTCTACTTCGTCTGTTGCACCATCATAAGTGTTAAAGTAGTACAATTGCTTGCCCCCATATTTATAGAACGAAATTACGTCCTTTAGTAGGGTGCTCATAGGTATCTTCTCGTCTTCATAGAACCTAGGATTGTACGAGGTATTGACTGATATTCCCTGATCGACATACTTTTGAAGTACAGCACATATCTTCAAGTAACCTTCTGGCGACTTCTGATTCCACAACAACTCATACTTATTCTTTAGGTGATGTATATGAGGTACGACTTGCTTCAACACTCCATCCTTAGACTGCTTGATCGATACCAGAGCTCTAGGTGGCTCAATACCATTAGTTGCATTTGATATCTGGCTAGAAGTCTCACTAGGCATAAGAGCCATTAGAGTGGAGTTTCTGATACCATACTCTCTCAGAGAGGTGCGTATAGTGTCCCAGTCCATCTTTGGAGCATGAGGTACTAGCTCGTCAACCGTCTTCTTGTATGTGTCAATAGGTAGCTTGCCCAGGCTGTACTTGGTCTCGAATGACTTCTTACATGGACCTTTCTCTTTAGCTAACTGAGCTGATGCTTGAATTAAATAGTATGACCACGACTCTGCCCACTCATCTATCTTAATGAGATCAGGATTAGAGTATGTCATATCATTCTTAGCCATCCAATATGCAAAGTTGATGATACCTACTCCGAGAGGTCTTCTGTTCATTGTAGACAGCTTAGCTGCTAATATAGGATAGTCTTGATAGTCTAATAGCTGATCTAGAGCTCTCACTAACAACTCAGCAGGCTTCTTAAACCCTTTTGGATCCTTGATAGCTCCCCAGTTGATAGCAGCTAGAGTACATAGAGATATCTCACCTGCTGGATCGTTGATGTTACCCAATGGCTTAGTCGGTAGGTTGATCTCACAACACAGATTGCTCATTCTAATAGGTGCCATGTCAGGTCTAAAGGATCCATGATCATTAGCATGGTCCACATTCATCAAATAGATTCGTCCAGTGTCCTTCCTCTCTTGCATAAATGACGAAAATATCTCGATAGCCGATACTTTCTTCTTGCGGATAGAAGTCTTTCGTTCCGCCACCTCATAGAGCTCGCGAAACTTATCCACGTCTGTGAAGAAAGTATCATATAGCTCTGGTACTTCCGATGGAGAGAAGAGTGTGATATCTTGTCCGTTAAGCAATCGCTCATAGAATACTTTGTTGAATTGTACTCCGTAGTCTAAATGCCTTATTCTATTGTCCTCAACACCCTTATTGTTCTTGAGTACGAGTAAGTTCTCTACTTCCAAGTGCCATATCGGGAAGTATAGCGTTGCTGCACCACCTCTAACACCTCCTTGGGAGCATGAGCGTACTGCTGACTGGAATAGCTTGTAGAACGGTATGACGCCAGTGTGAGTGGCATGTCCGCCGCCAATACTGCTACCCAGAGCTCTGATATTACCAGCACCAATGCCGATACCAGCTCTCTTGGATACATACTTAACGATCGCACTAGCAGTAGCATTAATGCTATCCAATGAGTCGTCTGTCTCTATCAATACACATGAGCTGAACTGTCTTACAGGAGTACGCACCCCGGCCATGACTGGCGTAGGCAGTGAGATCTCTGACTTACTCACACTTTCGTAGAAGTCCTTTATCCACTTCATGCGAGTCTCTGCAGGATAGTTGTGGAACAATACTGCTCCAATCAACATCATAGCTGTCTGAGGCGTCTCGTATATCTTCTTAGTGTATCTGTCTTGGACTAGGTACTTACCTCTGAACTGTTCCATCGCAGCATATGTAAATGCCTGGTCACGATCATGGTCCATCCACTTGTCCATTGTATCAAATTCTGCATCTGTGAACCAGTTGAGTAGCTCAGGTTCATACATCTTATGATCTACATTGTACTTCACAATCTCTTTAAGCGCAGGCGGTTCGTATTGGTTGTATGCTTCCTTCCTCAAATGATATGAGATAAGACGTCCCGCTACTATTTGATAGTTAGGTGTCTCTTCAGATATTAAATCAGCAGCCGCCTTTATCATCGTCTCTTGGATGTCAGTAGTAGTAATCCCATCATAGAATGATATGTTGCTGTTCAATTCTACCTGAGATGCGCTGACACCTGCTATGCCTTCACATGCATGGAATATAACTTTGTGGAGCTTGTCGAGATTAAGAGGAGCTTTAGTGCCATCTCTTTTCGTGATATTAATTGTTGACATTAACCTCAACCCCATTAAGTAGATCTCTGTTTACTAGGTGTTGCATAGCAATACCATCTTTGGATTGGCCGTGATATGCAACAGCATGATGCTCTGATATCATCAACTGATTAATATTAACCATGTCACCTTCATTATCAATGTAGAAAAGCTCTCCGAGGATCCGGCCAAACTTACCTGTCTTATCTTTATGAGTTCTTAGCACGGGCTGGCCAACCTTGAGAGCTGCTTTGAGGTATGCCTTAGCTTTCAATCCATATACCTTCTCTTCCTTGTCGCGGGTACGAGACTCAGGAGTATCAATGCCATATAACCTAACGCGTTCATTCTTCAGCCATACGCCAAATCCAAGGTCAATGTTGACATCTATCGTGTCCCCATCTATCACCTTGACGACGTCTATTCTATACTCATACATTGTTTAACTCCTCTATTCTTAATTATTTGTGTTTTGTATTTATTCATTTTGACCATACAGATAAAGCTAGCTTTGCCTTTAGTCCTCTGAACGTGTTGGAGTCAATAATCTGCTTAATGTCAGCTGGTTCCATACCAGACACTACCATGTCATTTATGTCCTTTTGTTTGATGTGTGCTGGCCATATGCATACATTATACCCACTATTGATAGCAGAGTCAACACTTGCTTTAGTGAATTCACTACGTGGTTCATTATCTAACACTACCACTATCTTCTTAGCTGTGATGTGCTTCTCTAACAACTTCCAGTGCATTGAACCTACTGCGACTGAGTTAGGTATGAAGAGAGAATCGAATTGCCCCTCTAATATATATACTGTCTCATCCTGGTCTACTGTGTCTAATCCATATAAGAATCCAGTCTCATCTCCATGCCAATTGAGCTTTAAGTATCTCTGCTTGCTTTCAGGATCTGTAGACCTGGCAACTGCTCCAAAGCACTTGCCATGCTGGTCCATCAGAGGCAACACTATACGTGGATCCTTGCCTTTAAACTCACCTGGAAACTTGTCTGGCAACCACTTCTTGGCCCATTCATACCCATTAGGTACATAGAATATCTTATAGTGGGTGTTGCTAGGTATTCTTCTGCCTACTATATACCTCTTCGCTGGGTGATCGTGTTGTAGCTGAGATATTTTTTGGAGCTCTTTGAATGGCTGGTTACCTATCCGATCGAACCTGGGCTTACTCTGGAACGTATTGACGGGTTCAGCGGCAACTACTTTACTCATGTCCATTGAGGACTTTTCTTTGACCAACTCAAACACATACTCTCTATGCATTCCTGGATCCTGCTCCTCTAAGAACTTAGAGAAGGTTCTACTTACATGACAGTTATGGCAATAGTAGTAGTATTCCTGCTTCTTTACTAACAAAAACCCCCGTGCTTTTGTCTTATCCTTACGTGAGTCGCCACAGTAAGGACATCTAAAGTTCATAGAGTTGCCCTTCGTAGAGAACCTCTCGAAGCGATTAGATAATAGTAGTGCGTATTTGTGTTCAATCCACTGAGCCATGTACTAATTATACACGGTTAGCAGTATAAAGTCAACCTGTTAAACCATGTATTGGCCAAATAATGCGATCCCTGAGGACAGTGCCAAAGCACCCCCCATGACCATCCACTTCCACTTCTGGAGGGCAATTATTTCATCCATGACGTCAGAGTGAGCCAGGTTCATGTCATCTCTAAGGGAGGATACTCTCTGGTGAATAGCATCCATCTGCACGAAATGTCTCTCCATGATATGCTCACTTTGATCTAAACGTGTCTCATGGACAGCTAGTATTTGTTTGATGTCGGAACTCAAGTCAGCTAATTTGGTAATAGCTTCATCAAGTTTATCAATCACGCGATATACGTGATCTATGTCATTTGCGGCCAAAGTGTTACTCCTCTAATTTTTTAATGCGCTTTTCTAACTTTTTAAATCTAGCGTCTAATTCGGTGAACCCATCGAACTCTTCTAAACCACATTTAGGGTGAGCAACTGATTCTAGTTTTCGTATCCTTTCAGCAAGGGCTGGATATTGGCTTAACCAACTCAACTCTCGCTTAGCAATGTTGATATCATACTTAGTTGAGACGTACTCCATAAAGTCGTCAAGTTTGTCTTGCCACCATACTCCTACCTTAGTGTTCTTAAACCACTGGTAGAAAGAGCTGCCTAGGACAGATGATAAAATAGTTTTTAATAGGTACCAATACATGATACTATTTAGCTACTGTGAGAGCTTGATTTTGCTCTTAATCGACCGGATATAGTGGGGAATCCCATGATCTACCACCCCATCAAAAAACTTCCATCTCTTCCATGAATTGAGTACACCAAGGAAGAAATCCTCCATCGTTGGGCCTTCTGTCACGACGCCATCTTTATTGAAGTATATCATATCACCATGATGTCTGAAGCCCAGAAAAGCAGGAGGCATTCTAGTAACAATATCATTATTGTTCTGAAATCTCATGTGAGGGCATTTGATGTTCTTTATGAACAGTGGGCCACCTACTCTAGGTGATCCGAAGGTGTATAGAGCCTTTACATCTTCATTAAGTCTCGTAGCAGCAATGGTAGCCATCGCAGCTCCTAGTGAGTGACCACATAGGTTGATCTCTCTAGGCTTCTTGATTTGTCGGTTGTCTTCCACATCCTTTACAACATACATCCACAGGTCATCGACTTCTTTTTTAAAGCCTCCATGCACCTTACCACCAGCCATAGCTGTGTGCTTGATTAATTTGAGATCGGCTAACACATCATTCAACTTAGCAGGCTCTGTGCCTCTAAATGCAAACCACAACTCCTTAGCGCTCTTACAGACAAGCATTTCTGCCCCATCATTAGCTACTAGATTAACGGAGGTGAATCCTAACTTCTTAGCAGCAGCGATCGCTGGCTTCTCATCCATGTATGCTATTGCTGCTAGCTCAGCTGCTACCAGTGCGTTATCCCAATTATACATTCTACTTCTCTCCTGTGTCTATAGGCATGGTTACTTTTCTATAATAAATGATTACTTCGCCTAATTGATTGATGTATCTCTTTAGCTCTTGCATATCTTCTGCCATCACCTTATAGTCTCCTATTGTGGTAGCAACGAACACAACCTGTCCGTTATTCTGCTCTTTCATCTCATCCAAGAACCTATCTAGGTACGTGTACCCTACAGGCCACTCTGGATTGTCAGTGTCTTCTTTAGCACATACTTTAGGGCGCTTTAACGTGCCATCTTCCTGTTCAATCTCAAGGCAAGGATTAGCGATTTTAGCCTCAGATACGACATACCATCTGGGGGATGTCAGGTCTACAGGTCTTGGCAACACAGGTTGCATTATCTCTATCTCAACAGGCTTAGAGACTATCTCTATTTGTTTAGTCCCAAGCAGTGAGCATCCGCTAGTCGTTGCTGCTAGGATTGCCAATATCATTAAGTTTCTTAGTATCACTTTCAAGTCCCTCCATCACGGCATTACTAGCCTCGTTAAATCTATTTTGCATCAGGCCTGGCTTCTTGATGGCCAGCATATCTAAGTTGTGTCTCGAGAAGATGGCCAGGTATTCTGCCTTCTCTGCCTCGATTTCATTGTTCCTACGAGACATATTGGATAGTGATTTGCTTTGCAGTTCAAACGACTCTTTAATCGCCTCAAACGCTGCCTTCTGCTCTGCTACCGCACCTTCTAATACCATGTTGTTAGCTGCCAGTGTCTGGTTTTCTTGGTATAACCAATATCCACCTAGACCTAGTACTAATATAATTCCTAACAATAATTGGTTCATAATATTTGCTCCAACAAGTAGTCCATTGGTAGATTAGTTTTAATCTCTACCATGGCTCCGTCCATCTTCTTAAACTTCATGTGCTTAGGACCACATTTGTAGAACTTACGAACTGCAAATTTCTTCTCTAGCACGTCAATAATTTCTCCCTCGGAGTTATATTGATTGTGGGATATGTATAGATTTTTATGATCTTCAAACCACGACAGTATCCAATTCTTGAATCTTATTACCCAGGACCATAAGGTCTTGTGGAATGTCACTTTCATCTAAACATGGTGGCGAACTTTGCATTCACCGCGGCCGCGTCTATTCTATTCTGCATCTTGTATCCTTTCTTACTCTTCTTTGATACCTTGACGTCATCTGGGCCATTGATGCCCATGCCTGCTACTGATCCAGCTCCAACTGAGTTAGTAGGAGCGTCTTCTAGCATCTTAGCGTAGTTCTCTAGCTTGTAGAGTCTCAGGTAGTCAATGTAATCGCTGTTGCCCTCGGACAGGATCTGTCCTTCTGTTTTGTTTTCCCAGTCTTCCTTAACGAGGTATAGAGCAGCTGCATAGCTAGCTAGTCTAGTCTTACCACCAGGGACTTTCTCAAGTATTCTCTTGAGCTTCAGGATCATTACATCAAATATTTTGAAGGAATCTTTTTGGGTATTATCTCTTTCTTTAGGAGGTATGATGATAGCACCCGCATCGTCAATGACACCCGTTTCAAACGCTTTCCATTTTGCGAACGGTGTGGCCAATCTCTTGATGAACTGGTATACCACGAATAGGTCTACTGCTGATGTTCCTGCCACTTATATGCTCCTAAGTATGTCTACAATGTGCTGATCTTCAGCTATGTCAGACGTGTAAATAGTTTCCCCTCTTATTCCTATACCTGGTATCTGTTCAGGTAGTTCGGAGAGCAACGTAAGGAATGGTTTTAGAATGCTAGCATATTCGCGTAGCTTAAAAAATACCATCTTGGTTGTCCCTACACTACCAAACAGGTTGTATAGAATCATCAGGTGATTGAGAACTAAGCGTTCTTTAATCTCTCCTGTCTCCTGGTATTTATTAAACAGTCGTTTGAGGTATTTGAATCTCTTCAGATCATCGAAGAATTCTGCCTCATCCATGCATTGTGGGTTGTCGTAATAGTGGGCAGCGAAGAGTATAAAGTTCGAATTATCAATTTTTTCCATAATATTATTTAGCTGTCGGTTATACTACTGTTACTAAGGTACCTATCATAGCAGCATGGTTTGTACATTGCAAGTATACATTTGCTGTTTGGTTTTGCGGGACAGTGAAGTAAGTTGTATCACCTGTAGCATTGTTTGACACTCCATTAGAATGTGCGGATCCGCCATCAGCAATTCTGATAGATAAAGGATGCGATGCATGTACTGGATTGTAAAACTGGTAAGTTAATCCTTTATATAGGTATAATGTTTCATTGTCAGATCCTCTTGCTCCGCCACCTGTAACATTCCATGCGGATGTTCCATTGGCGGACAGAGTAAACTTGACGTGTGATACCATATCGTCAGCGGAGTCTTGTACATCGACTTGTCGAATGAACTGGTCAGATGCTCCGTGATAAAGTTTTGTGCCGGCTACTACATTATGACCATTGAAAGCACTAGACGCAGTGGGGAGGGATCCTTCATTGTTGTACACCGGCGCAAACGTATCTGTTAGTGTGTTAATAGTTGCCGGATCAAAAGTAAATGCAACAGAGTTACCTGTCGCTGTAATCAGAACACCATTAGCGTTCGTGAAGGTAGTTACGAATCCAATTGCACTGTTAGATACTACATTGCCTGTTGGCGTGTTGATCTGAGTGATCGTGCTTTGAAATTGTTGTAAGTTGGCCGACACAGTGACAGTGTTACCTGTTGCTGATGTGAATAGACCATTGGCTCCGACCACGTTGATGGCAAAAGAGGTAGTGTTCGATACTACATTGCCCGTTGTGGTATTAATTTGTTTAACGACGGGAGTTGCAACATCAAGAGCAATTGCTAATGATTCTACGGTCAGTGACCTAGTGACTGCTGTACCTGCTGTATTAGTGGTTATAACAATTAAGTCGCTGTTCGCTACCGTGTTCGCTGCTGTTAGAGCCGTGATTTTAGGCATAATATATTAGTGTCTCTTAACTATCTGCTAATTCAGTGTCATCAGCTGCGTCGCCAGCAATGGATGATCCGGCTACAAGCACTTCAAAATGCACTCGTCCCGCTCTTCCACCACTCCCTGCAGTTCTTTTGACCCAGCCAGCATGAGTAGTATCAGTGACGCCTACTTCAGTTGTATCTACACCAAACACAGTCTCAACATCACCTTTAACTTCAGAGTCACCTACAAATGTAGGCTTCTCATTCAATGTGTAAGCGGCACCAGCAGAAACAGCATTGACTGATGTTCCTAGGTTAGCTTCAACAACTTGAACGTTGGTGTTTGATACTTTAGTTTTGATTTTAACGTGTCCGCCAGATGTAACGATGTAATCGCCAACCCTAGCTTCCGTGTCAAATAATGTAGACGTACCTGTTACAAGTCCATTTGCAGCAATTGCAACTGTCCCTGTAGATGTTTTGTCGTCTTTGTTTCCCCATAATGCCATGTTAGTTCTCCTGGTATTAAATTATTTCTTTTTCTTAGCGTGACCGTGAGACATTTCTGTTACGATCTCTAAGTCATTTACGTTAATGTCTTTCACTACGAAAGGCCCGTTCTCTCCTGTAAACATAACATCATAAGCTGTCACGACACCAAGGCCGTCAGCTGTTTCTTCAAGAGTATGCATTCCTGGAATACATTTACCCTCTCCGTGTTCATTGTGAACAACGTGTGAAGCACAATCATGCTTTAAAGACTTCTCTACAGCTGGTGTATCAAGATCAGCGGCTTCTTTTACAGATGCTGAGATCTTTTTACGTCTGTTCTTTAGATACTTGTCAGATTTGTCAACGTCGCCATCGTTATCGATGTCTGCGTCTGCCTTTCCGACTGGATCCATTGCTTCTGTTGCTACTCCAGCTTCCGCTTTAGCAGCTGCGACTATAGGATGGACGTCTTCTGTCTGAGCAGCCTGAGTTTCCTCATCCTGTACTCCCATCATAATCTTAGACGCTGCATCAATTACGTTCTGCATTGCCTTGTTGTCACCTGTTCCAAATATATTTGCCATCTCTACTGTCTCCGAATAATGTATACTTATTTATAATAATTAATTAAGCGTCTTTGCCTAATCCGATTTCGATTTGTTTTCTAGGAGCTATCTTCAGGAATTTCTTACCTGTATTGGGATCTGTTGCCAGTATGGTCTTACGGTCAGCTCTTCGTTCTATTGCTTCTGGAAGGTTAGCTTCCCTTACACCAACTTTCTTAACTAGTTTATTTGAGATCTCATCTAAGTGCACACCAAACAATTTCTTAGCTAGGTCTTCATTAGCTTTGCGAAGTGCTGATTGAACTTTAGGGTGATCACCGAGGCCAGGTTTAATTTTATTAGCTACCTTATACGCCCCAGAGTAGTTGCCGCCTTTGTATCTCTTATCATTAGCAACACCCGCTGCCATTTTAATTTCTTTAGAAGAGAACTTGGATTCAATCAATCCTTTCTGATGATCGGACATTCCTTCTTTGTGGTATTTAACTTTAATGCCTGAATCATGCAGATCATCTATGTGATGGTCTTGAACTCTTTCACCTGGCTTCATACCACCATGTGCTTTCATCTTAGATCCAACTGAGTGTACTTTATACGATCCAGGTTGGCTTTTGCTCTTTCTTAATGTCACTGACATTGATTCGTCAACAGTGATCATAGAAGCCACTTCTGATACAGTCATCTTCAACGAGCCTCTTGCTGCTCGAATGCCCTTATGTCTCTTGTTAATCTTGTCGTCATGATACTTAGTGATTGTATCACCAGTCTTACCAGTCCAACCTTTATTAGCAATCTTGACTTTTTCTCTTGAAGTAACCTCTTGGCCAGCCTTCTTAATGTAAGATGTCTTAGTTGCATCTGATACTTCGTCTACTGATTCAACAGATTCTTTAGCATTTAATTTTTTAGAAGCCTGGGACACTCCTTTATAGCGGTTGTCCACCTTAGCTGTGGGAAGACCTCTATGTCCGCGAGCATCAGATGCCTTTTTCTGGTAGCTTGCTAAGGTGTCTCGACTGAGCTCATTAATCTGTTCTTCCTCATTGATGCCTGCAGTGGTGAAGACTTGTTGCTTCTTGATCTCTCCACCTGGTGCTGGAACTCCATCAATAGCTAGCGGATGGCTAGCTTTATCTTTTTGTGTTGGATCTCTTTGAATAGTCGTAGAGACTTGCCCAGGAGTATCTTCCATGTAGGTGTTCTTAGCAACATCAGTCCCAAACTCAAGAATAGCAGCATTCGCCACTTCTTCAGATGTAAGTGCTCTCTTGACCATTGCATCAAGTGCTTCTAATTTCTCTACTGGGCTCTCAATAGCCCCGAGAGCTTTGTCGACTGCTTGTTCTGCTTTCTTAGTCAAAGGTGCAGATTCGTGCATGTCTCTGTACATTTGGGTGATTGATCTATAATCTCTTTTCATGATTTCCTCGGGTTAGTCCTGGGTATTTATAGAATTTGATTCAACAAGTTTGTCGAATTGTCTATTAACATTCAAGACATCTATTGTGGTTACGATTACTTGCTGTGGAGCTAGCCTGAACGCTTCTTCTACAGCATCTGTGTCTTTGTTTTTCTGTACATTCTGTCTTACTTTAACGAACACTTGCTTGTCTGTCGTAACGATATCGACTAGGTCATTAAGTAGCTCGTACATCTTAGTTCTTAACTTTGGATCCTTGAGAGCATCGTCTCCTCTCTTCATCATCCTCATCATCAGAGAGAGCTCACCCTTCTTGGCTAGTCCCATTCTGAATAACTGATTCATTTTACCAGTTCTAGTGTTATCTTCAGTACTGCTATCATCTTCTTTGGCTTCGGTAGCGTACTTCTTCTTCAGTGCCTCATGTTCTTTTGCACGATCTTTTGCAATTTTGTCTAAGTCCACGCCCCTTGTCTTCAATCGTTTAGTTAATCGTTCAGCGCCAGTGGCACCTTCATTAGTAGGCTTAGGTTTGCTATCGTACTTCTTGATAGATGCTCTAGCTGAGTCTATCATTCGCTTGTCGTGTTTAGCCAATGTCTCTTTGGTCTTCTTGTTTCGTGCCTCAGCATATGCTTCAAACATTTCATTTACATGAGACTTGAAGTTGTCGTGACGGGCATGTGCATGCTTAACTAGCGCTAGCTTACCCTCAGGCTTCAGGCTATCGTGCTTAGTTAAGAACTTCTGAGCATGATCAGCTGATACGTGATGAGTCTTGCCGTCCTGGAACTTAACGTGGTTGCCGCCTAACGAATGAGCCTTTCTCATCTGGGGTACAATATGCTCTACATCCTTCTCACCTCTACCTCTCTTATGTTCTGGCTCTGGTTTCGGGTCTAAGTGGCTGTCTGAGGATGTCTTGTAGCTAGATGAATGCTTCAAAGCATCTCTTTTAGCTGCTTTGTTACCAGACTTATTGCTCTGATGCATCTTGAAGATTGCAGCTGCATGTCTCTTACGGTCTTCTGCTGCGCCTTCGAATACAGCAACAGGACCATCTAGAGTGCTCTTTAGAGACCTCACGTCTTCCTGTGCCAACTTGGTAGCAGTAGCATACATCACTTCTTTAGCCTTTTCACCGTACTTCTGAGTGAAGTGTGAGGCTTTCTTCTGCATGCCTTTTACGATGTCTGCTGCTTTGTCCTTCTCAGCCTGTGATATCTCTGCAATTAGTCTATTAACGGCGGCGAATCCACCCTGTTGCGGTGTCTGCTCACCATGTGGCTGATTGTATCCTTCGATGTATTCAATGAATAGCATATCTGGATCAACGTTAGCTTTGATTGCTTTCTTATCTAAAGACTCAATGGCCTCTATCATCATGTCTACTGCATTAGCAACATCATGTGCTTCTCTTCTGATCTCTGCTTGCTTCTGCGTCATGATAGTACGCTTCAACTTTGCCTTATTATCTTCCTGCCTTTTATCTAAGGCAATGTCTGCAATGTCTTGCTTTTTCTTGAGCTGGTTTAGTTTCTCACTCGCATCTTCGTTTCTGATTTCTGCAAAACTATTGATATATGCTTTGAGCGACCATCTATCGTTACCTTCGGAGGTCCCTTCATGGACCATGTTTCCGAGGAAACTTTCGAAATCATGATTGACTCCTTCTTGTTTTTTTCCACGTGCACTCCGGAGTCGAATTAATTCGCTCGCTTTAACTTTAGGCAGCAGTCTCTTAGCAATCTTATTGATAATGGCTTTCTTGCCTTCTATTCTTTTATCTAACTGGATCCTCTCTGAAGGGGACAAGCTACTATACTTAGCTCCTTTATCTCCACCTAGTCTCTTTCTGATCATTGTTCTAGCTTGACGTCTAGCTCTACGTGTCAACATATCACCTGTGGCCATACGCTTCTTCTTCAGCTTTCTCATACGAGCAATCTTGAACCTGAGTCTTCTCATCTTAATGCCAGCTTTTCTTCGCTGCATCAAGTTCATTACTCTCTCATTGATCAGTTCTTCTTGTATGTAATCTTCATTCAGAGCTAACTCTAGGTCAGCCTCAGTCAATGACTCTACCCACATCTCGAGTTCTTCGTTTTCAATACTCTCGTGGATGTGACTCATAATTTGCTTGTGGTATGGATGTAATGCTTTAGGTAGTCCAGCTTTGAACGCCTGGTGATCACCTGATTTAGCATGCGCTCTCATCTTAGTGCCAGAGATACCTGATGTACCTTCTGAATCTGGATCTCTTTGTCCAGCAGAATGTACGGTGATGGATTTGAAATTATAATGATCTGGATGACCATTGTATTTATTTAATGTCTTAGTATACTCCGCTACTCTATCGGATCCTGCAACCATATGTAAGTGAGTGTGTCCTGCAGCATGTAGCTTCTTAGCTGCATGTAGGAACGACGGGGATGCCTTACTTGATCCAGACACTTGTACGCCTGGATGTATCTTCTTGATGAACGCTATCTTCTTGTTCTGCGGAAGAGGGTTCTTGTTATTGTCGTGAGTATGAGACACAACAATATGGGCCTTAGCATTGTGCTGTTGAGCTATACTATGGACTTTATGAATTAGTTTCTCATGTCCTGATGTAGGAGGATTCATTCTTCCGAATGTCATCACCGCATGTGATTCTTTTCCTTCACCGAAAGTTGTCGTAGGGTTTATGTCTACGATATCTTTTAGCTTCTTAGGAGGAGGTGTGAGTTTGATTTCTTTGCCACCGACTATCTTCTTTGTTTTCAAGGGTGGTGGTGGTACTGCAATTCCAGGATTGCCTGTATCGGCTCCGGGCTTCAAGCCTGAACTTGTTCCGGACATTTGTTGATTAAGTGGCATTGAGGTTTCCCTTGGGCTGACTCGTTAATATTAAATGGACTCTTTCGAGGCTCTATTCCATCCGCCTCTGGTATTTATAACAGTGTTATCTGCGAGCGTTGGATTGCCACCCCTTTATAAACTTAGGATCAAAATTAGCCAATGAAAACTCTAATCTATCCACAAACTTTACAGCATTTCCACTCAAGTGATCAATTGCCACAAAGCCTTCTTGTCCTGTTACTCTATATCCATCATTAGTTTTGAGGAACGTCTGACCGAACCCTCTACTATTTAGTTTCATCACTAGCAGGTTCTTACTCTGCTGTAGTAATACGTATATCTGAAATATGTTTGTTAGTTGAGCTTTAGGTATCTGCGTTAGTGCTCTCATAACTGGTTGAGCTTTCGCCTTGGCAGCAGTCTTGCCTCTTGGCGTCTTTAGCTTGTCCTCCTTGCTCTTAAAGTACTCAATCACATAATGAACGAATCCTGTTGCAGCTGTTGCAGGCTTAATGGAGGTATTGTTCCGTACGAACGAATTGCAATATACAAGTGCTAACGCCTGTAGTTCTGGCACTTTAGTAAATGATGCAAATGCATTTGGTGGTGTCTTCTGGAACGCTGTACCAATCATACTCAGGTTATTTCTCAATGATCTTGACTCTTTATCCGTCAAAGACGCAGATCCTGATACATCACTATACATTGCATCTACTTGAAATATATCTGATGACGATCTAGGCATCTTAACACCAAACGATGCCCTGAGTGATTCTATTGTAGTACCACTATATGTAGTGTGCCATACAATACCGAACTTAGATCTCTGTATGGTTTTACCAATTGGAGTGTTCTTGGGGAATGCATACACAATAGTATTAGGATGAAACATGATAAGATCTTCGCCATCAATTTTCTCGGCATATACTTCGGTTGCGTCATACAAGAAATCGCCTTGAATAATCTGATCAATACCTAATGGCTTGAGGTATGTGTATGCTAGTTTGAATTTAGACTTGAGCCCTTGTGGAATATCTGTCGATTGGTCTATCTCAGCAAGACTTGAATAGTATAGAGGCGTCTTATTGAATAGAGACTTCTTGGCAACAAAGAACTTGCCTGTCTCTGGATGTGGACCAACGAAGATGGCTGGTGCACCGTCCCACTTAACTGATGTTGTAATAGGTCTACTAGCATGTCCGTTCAGAGTGTCTCTCATCTGCCGTACGTAATCTATTGCTTGTCGAGTACCCTGCACTCCATCTAAGAACACGCTGTCCTCTAGGTGAGTCATGTGAGTGTTCTTTGCTTCGGTTAAGTTTAATTTTCTCATTACATTAATGTCTCTGCTAATAGGTCTGTCATATATTTTTGTTTTTCAACTACACTTCTATAATAATTCTCACCAGCTGTTTGACCAGAACTTTTCACTCTGACGCTTACTAATTTTTGTTGTAGATTATCATCTGTTATAAATGTCAATGTAGGTAAGTTTGATGTTCCTGCCGTCACGACGGCTTTTAATTTAACTCCCTTGATCAACTCAACGGCTTGTGAGAACCTATACACAACTACTTTATTCTTCTTCAGCTGAACTAGGTCCACTTCAATTGTGTCTGGTTGCGTGGCAAAGAATACAATTGCTTTTGCTACCTGGGTTGAATCTGGGTTCCTGTTGAATACCTCTGCTGCTTTTTTAAACATTTCCCTTGCTGCTTTCGGAAAGTCGTGGTTACCAGCATGCTTCTGAAAATCTGCTTTTGTTTGAGATGGTATAGATATACCAAATGCACCCCACAAATTCTCCTGTGCCTCTACCTTATGTCCAGCAAATTGGCCAAATTGTTTTACATCACCAGCTTTCAATGAGTAGTTCATCATTACTTGTAGCCCATCTACCAATACAGCCGTATCAATCTTGGTTCTTAATCCACCCGATATACCTAATGACTTAACCTCAATGTGATTTGCCTGGTTATTTTCATACAAAGTATCAGCAAGGTTTCTAACATTGACTGAATTTGCAAATATTACAGCAGGGTTCAGTAGCTCTGGATAATCATTGTTAAGGAAGTTCTTCATATCAGCTTCGTTCAACTCAACGAGAACATCTACCTTATCTTTAACAGATGCTAGTTTATTAGGTGATGAGAACTCAGCCTTACGTATCATACCAGATCCATATAACTTGGATCTAACTGCATACGCATCTTGAGGTGTAATCTTTTTACCTTTGTTAATAAACCTAGCAGCAATTGCTACGGCGAACACGCCCTCTGCTATATTACCTTTATTCTGTCCTGCTCCTCCAAAATCTGCTGTCTTCTGGAGTTTCGATGTCTCATACAGATTGCCTTTAGTGTCTTTCAACACCTTGCCTTCGTAAGCAAATTTAGCAGCAATTTCACCTTTGTTTTTAAGCTCGTCCAATCCTCTCTTCCCATGGACGTGCGTCAACACTTTCTTGGATCCGTCAACCATTGTCAACGCATTACCAAGCTCAATCTCACTAACGAGCTTGTCAATACGGACTCCGCCATATTTTTTTAATTCTGCCCAGGTTAAATTTGCCATACTTCTATTTATAGAAGATGTGATTGTCTATTGTCACAGTTCGATTCAAACTGTCTGCCCAGTATGGGTGTACTTGATCGTTATGATAATGAGTAGCACCTTCTGTAATATCCACTTGCCTATTGTATAGGAGATTAGCGGCAACTCTCAACGATTCGTTCCACGTAACACTATCTTCAGGTACATCAGATTTGCCATCACAAAACCAACTGAATTGACATTTATGTTTTATTAGCGCAAACTCTCCTTTCCAGTTATTACCCCACTGTGCTTGATATATCACTTCACAAATAGTATCAGGATATTCATCACTAAGTACTCTATTCATGACAACTTGTGATACTGCGAGCTTTCCCGCAAGTGGTTGATTACCAGCCTCAAAATAGATATTCTTTGCTAGACAAAAGGTTTCTCCATTCTCATCCGATCCTTCACTAGGGAATGCTAATGCTATTAGTATGAGCACTAATGATGCTACCAACCATCCTTTAAACATATTAGGCCAAAAGATTTGATTCTTCATATTCCTAAAATCCTTGCTGCTTTTGAAGCTTCCAGGCGGCCGCCTTCTTTTAGATGTGTAATGATCTGCTCACACACAAACGATTCTGCTTCATGGTCGTGTCGTAAGTACTGTTCCCTTGCTGATTTAAAGAACTCTAATAATTGCATTGACGAGTGTCTATCACCATCACGTAAAGCTGCTGGTTTCATGTTGGGTGCACGTTGAAATCCCATAAAATAACTCCTCTAAAGTATACAGGTATTATACATACTCTTGTACTTAAAGTCAACAGGGTAATGCAAATTTGATGTCAATTCAACATCGTTATACTCAAAAAAAAGCCCGCATTTCTGCAGGCTCAAAAAACATAAATTTTTATAAATTATTCTCGGAAAGGGCCAACCCCAGGCTAAATCCTTTCAATTCCTGTAATTCAGATATACTGAACACTTGCCACTAGATCCCAGTCCCCACTGCGTCTAACAAGAATAGCCGCGACTCTAGGAGTCGCGGTTTATTTATAATCATCGTTTTTTCGCGTCTAAGTGAAGTCTTTGAAGACATCGCTTATCTGCTTATCACCACCGGAACCGAACCTGCCTTTATCAAATATAGGAGAATCGTCCACTATATCTGACTGAGCTGTCTGTTCCACATCATATAACCTCATTTTACTCTTATCTACTCCGATAACAAATCTTCTGAGGTGTCCAGGATCAGCATACCTATTTTTAAGTTGCTTCACCATGAATTGGTCTAACGCTTCAAGCTCTTCTGTTTGTGATATCGCCAACATAAAATCAGCTGTTGCCGGTAACCCGAAACTTTCCGACGTATCTTCCAAACCAATGTCAGAGCTCGAGTAACCCGATCGATTGGTCTGTGTAGCGCTGACGATTGGCACGTTGCATTCCACAGCCAGCCCTCGTAGCTCTTCTGCAATCGATTTGACAATCGTGTAACTGCCTGCATTGCTTCCTCCCTTCAACCTTGATGACGAACATATATTGAGATAATCAATGTATACAATATCTGGCTTGAAGTTTTTCTTTGTTGTTAGTTCCTGAATCAAATGTCTGATATGATTAGCATTTGCTGTTGCAGTGGGATACTCTTTTACAATCAGCTTCCCAACTGTCTTGGCCTTTAACCTATCCATCTTCTTCTGAAAAGATTCTTTAGGTAATACTGCTAAGTCTTCTAAGGTTACATCCAACAGGTTAGCATCGATTCTCTCCGCTATCCTTTCCTCAGCCATCTCCATAGTAACATACAACACATTTTTACCTTCTACCATATTAGCTGCTGCACAGTGACACATGAATAGTGATTTACCTACACCAGTACCAGCCATAATAATATTAAGTGTCTTATTAGGGATACCACCTCTAGTAATCTTATTCATCATCTCTAAGTCAAAAGGAACTCGTGTTTCTTTCATGTGGTAGAAATCGTATCGCTCATCAGCATCGTCAAGAAAGTCATGACCTACTGAGTTGTCAAATGATACCTGTAATGCTTCCTGTAATAAGGTAGGAAGCTGACCTTTGTTGTCAGGCTTGTTCTCTATAATATCGATGCTAGACATGATTGCATTGTAGATTGCCTTGTCCTGACAGAACTTCTCCGTCTCATCCAATAACCATTGCTCATGCACTGGCTCTGGATTTATCTCTATGAATTGCAATGCGGAATCGATCGTTCCCTGATCGACACTTCCCACACTGCTAAGTTCAATTCGCATAGCTTCCTTGTTAGGAACCGTGTTATACTTCTCAAAATATTCACGTACTAATCTGTATAATATTTTATGACCCATGTCATTGAAATATTCTTCCTTAATGAAAGGAAGGATCTTACGAGTA